ACAAGATGAACTAAAAAGAGCAGAAGCTGTGGTTGCATGTATTGTATTAGAAGCTGGTGGAGAAGGTAAAACCGGTATGGAAGCGGTTAACGAGGTTATACACAATAGAGCTACTCATCAACATAAATCCCTTTATGCAATAGTAACAGCTCATAAACAATTCTCTTGTTTTAATAATGGTGTAGATGCTGCAATAGCAAAAGCCAAAAAACATCCAAAATGGAAAGAAGCTATACAAATATTACAAGTACCATTAACTAATCACACTCAAGGTGCAGTGTATTATCACACTATACATGTACGCCCTTATTGGGTTGATGATTTAATTGATAAAGGATATGAAACGGTGAAAATAAATCACCATATCTTTTATCATATTTAACCGCCAGTACTATCAATAATCTGACTAATACGGTCAGCTACTTCATCTGCATTGGCAGCAGTAACTTCTGTTTCAAATATGGATTTATCTGCTGCACTAATTGCATCAGGTCCTACAGATAGAGCTTTTAAAGCTAAAGATACTAAAAACTTTTTACCTTCAGGGGATAATGGCTTTGGTTCTTCTGGAGCTGGAGCAGGTGCAGGAGCTGGGGCCGGAGCTGGTGGTGGTGGCATTGTGCCGCCTCCGTCTTGAGGAATAGCTGCAGGTGCAGCATCATCTTCCATTAAAATCCTAGAATATGCTTTATTTAAAACTTGATTAAATTTACTCATGTGGTTGGAGGTTGATTACCCTGTTGTACAGGTGCAGGTGCTGGGCCTTGGCCGTTAACAAAAGCCTGCAATTGTTTAATTCTTTCTTGATTTACGTTAGACGTAGATTGTAAAGCTTGTAGTTCTGCTTGAGCTGCTTTCTTAGCTGCATCTGCTGCTTGGGCTTGAGCAGCTTGTTGTTGTTTTACAGCTGGATTAGCTGGGGCAGCAGTCTGAGTACCAGCTGCAGGCTGTACAGGTAATGTACCGGGAGCGGCACCATCTTCCGTAGCTAAGCTAGCTTTATTAGTGTATTCACTTAAAAGCTTCAAAAACTTGCTTTTCTTTTTTACTTTTTCGATGATGTGATCCATTTAGTTATATTTACTTGCTTACAACAAAAATAAAGAACTATAGTTGATTTTTTATGGCATTATCGTAATATAATACCGAAGAAGGGAAAAGACAAATCCTACACATATCCCTACGTTATATGTGTTAAATAATGCTCGCGTGTTGCTTAATTGTATACTTTTTAATAGGCTCACTGCGTTCGCCTTGATCTTATTATATAATTATATATCTCCGGGATTTCCTCGCTAATTCTTGCAGGATCAAGTTTGTTTTTTTCAAGGAATAAAGTGACTTTTCTGTAGGAAAACTGCCCATGATCAAAATTGAATCTAAAGTTCTTTAGGCCTGTTAGTAGTTCTATTGAATCTCCGGATTTGCTGTTAATACAATCAAAATCTATACTATTAGTGTATACCATTAAGTTAAATGGTTTTGAAATTGTTAAAAAGCACTTCTTTATACTTTCGTAGGTACTTAAACGTTGATTAATATAAAAGATTACGTTTTTTGGGTTTGCAAAAGAGTTATGAGCCTTTAATGTATGTTTAAGTATAAAATACTGTAATATTCTTTTTCTATCTCTTTCCGGTATATCTTCTTCAAACGTACCGTAATCTATTCTTATTTTATTTAAAAATGAGGTCTGTATATCATCAGCTAGACTTTCAAAGTCTATCACTATTAGATTTAGTGCTGTCTGATGATGTTTCATTTAAACCCTCTATATTACTCTCTTTTTTCTCTAGTGCAAGTTTTTTTAATAAAGCATCCGGTGCTCTACCTATACGGCAATTTATAATGCCATTGTAATAATTGTTTTCTAGTAAAACATTAGCATCAAACTGCATTTTAGCTTCATAATAAGCTAGTTCAAACTTACTATCACATAGTTTAACAATTTCAAATGTAAAATTCTCTTTTCCGTATTTTATTATGTCTTCGTTTAATTCATTAGAAGAGGATGTATAAGTTTTCCAATCTGTTTCTATGTCAAAATGACGTTTATTCTTTTTGCCCTTTAGAGGTTTAAGCTTTTTAACAGACTTCATTTGTTTTTTACCTATATACACCTTTCCGTTCTTGATATTGGTAATAACATAAATAAACCCGTACGGAAGGCTATTTGTGTCGATAGTAAGCTTTGTAATCCAATGACCTAAGTCCATTATTGTTAATTATTACAAACTTGGAGGTGTTCTACGGATTACCTTGAAAGGAGTCTTAAAACCAGGAAGCTTTTTAGGAGCTTTAAATTTGTTTTTCTTTTTTGGTTTTTCAACCTTTGTACCAAACAAATTACGTGCATCATTAGGTTCTCCGTATACTGAAGGACCGGATTGCCCTATATTACCAGTTGGATTAGGGTTTGCCATACCTACTGAAGCGTCAGTCATTCCGGCTCCCATATCTTCCATTAATTTATTGTATTTTTTGTTAAAATTTTTCACTGGACTTATCTATAGATTAATATATACTTATGCCGTCAAACTATGGACCTACCAGATTTAGATACTCTATTTACAAATTATCAAACGGAAATAATTCAAGACATTAAAGTGGATGAATTGTCTCTTAAAGAGAAAGCTATGCTTGTTCCTACTATTAAGCATAAATGGGTAGCACGTATGATGCAGCATAAGAATCAATTACGCACCCTAAATAATAAAAAGAAAGAACTTGTTAAAGCTACCTCTAATGCTAGCCCAGTAAATTTGAGTAAAGCTGCTTTAGAGCAATTAACTCAAAACAACCCTAATGTTGCAAAACTTAACGAATATATAGATAAACTTGAAGGTATTATAGAATATCTAGAAAAAGTAGAAAAGCTAACAAGCTCTCTTACTTTTGATTGTAAAAATGTAATAGATTTACAAAGATTAGAAACAACTTAATGGTAGTTAACTTTCAATACGACCCTAAGCGTAAGGAAGTTAAAATCGTTTCTGATTATCTTCCTGCAATAAAAGAGCACTTTAGTGTTAAGAACGTTGCTGCCCGTTTCAATCGTTATCAAAGATTCTTACCGCAACGAGTATATGCAATAACAGGTGCTGGGTACTGTGGTATTGGTTTAGTGCCGGAGATTATAAGTTTCTTAAAATCTCAAACCATACCGTTTGATATACAAGTTAACGAAGAATATAAAGATGCAATTAAACGTACTCACATCTTAACTCCTGGTACACAAAAGTCGTTAGAAAGCGAATTTAAACTTAGAGATTATCAGGAAACAGCTGTAGGTAAAGCATTAGAGCACGGTCACGGTATAGTTGAGCTAGCTACAGGTGGTGGTAAAACCTTAATTATTGCAAATCTAGTATATGCTGCTTTGCATGAAATCAAACTCACAGAAAAAATACTAATAATTGTACCAGATTTAGGTTTGGTGGCTCAAACGTATAAAGATTTTGAATCCTATAAATTTCCTATAGAAATAGTAAGCAAGTGGACAGGTACAACAGAATTAGACCCCAATGCTCGGGTTATTATTGCTAATATGGGTATATTACAAAGTAAATCTTCAGATTTATCTTGGTTTAATAAAGTAGGGTTACTAATTGTAGACGAGTGTCATAAATTACGTAGAGGTAACAAAGTATGTAAACTTATTGATAAAATACCCACTCTGAGGAGGGTAGGGTTTACCGGTACATTACCAGAAAGTGAAATAGATAAATGGAACATTAACAACATTATAGGGCCAGTTATCTTTAAGAAAACCACTACAGAGTTACGTGAAGCTGCGGGTGGAGAATATATAGCTAACGCACAATGTATAGCTATACATATAGAATACAGTCGTAAGCCTGATTACACTGCAGTATCTGCCTCTCAACGCTATTTAACTGAGTTAGAATTTATACATAACAGTAATTATAGAAATACTGTTCTTAGCAAAATGGTAGCTAACTTAGCAAATAACTGTCTTATACTTGTAGATCATATTGCACATGGTGAAAAGATGTTTAGGGATTTTAATGCAAATATAAAAAACAAACAAATATTTTTTATACAGGGTAGTGTAGAGTTAGAGGATAGGCGTTATGTGCAAGATCTCATGGAAAAAGATAACAATATTGTTTGTATTGCTATAAGTAAGATATTCTCAACGGGTATATCTATTAAAAATATACATTACATTATATTTGCAGCCGGTGGCAAATCAAAGATTAAGACTTTACAATCTATTGGTCGTGGGCTGAGAGTACATGAGAATAAAGATATACTAACAATTATAGATATTGTAGACAAACTAGTTTATGGCGGAAAACACTACGTTAAACGAAAAGAATTTTATGACCTTGAAAACATCAAAATATGTGAAAAAAACCTCACCGAGCCAACCTGGTGAACCTAAACCTGTAAAGCCTTTAAGTCCAACTGCTAAGGCTAAAAAGGAATATTACGTAAGCCCAGCTGATTTTACGGCTGAGTTACGCAAATACTATGAAACTGATGTTATTACTAATGAGTTGGCACTTATGATAAAAAATATTGCTTACGGGCTTGCACATGCTTCAAATTTCATTAACTATACATTCAAAGAAGACGCTATTGGAGATTCTTTAATTAATATGTTTAATGCATTAAAACAAAAGAAGTATAATTTTGATAAAGGAAGTAATCCGTTTTCTTATTTTAACTCTATATCATTTAACTGTTGGAGAAGTCGCATTAAAAAGGAAAAACGTATGAGAGATACGCTTGCAGCGTATCAAGAAGAAGTTTATAGTGTAATTGGACCACAGGTAGGTGTAGATGACCCTGTTAATCCAAATAAACGTAATAATGAAAATTCATAATTCTAAAGTAGGTATTTTTTCTGACCCGCATTATGGTGTACATCGCAATAGCGAGACATGGCATAAGATTGCAATGGATCATGCTAAGTGGGCTGCAGATCAATTTAGACAACGTAATATAAAAGATATAATTATACCAGGAGATATATTCCATGATAGAAATGATATTGCTGTTAATACTCTTCATATTGTTAATGATATTTTTAGGGAGTTTATCGACTTTAATATTATCATTACTGTTGGCAATCATGATGCTTATTATAAAGATAATTCTAATGTTAATTCTGTTTCTATTCTCAAAGGATGGACTAATATTACTGTTATTGATAGGTTGTTTGTATTTGATTATAAGAAAACGAAAATAGCTTTCTGTCCGTGGGGGCAAGAAATAGAAGAAGTACCCGTATGCGATTTAATCGTAGGGCATTTTGAAATTAATAGTTTTAAGATGAATGCTTTCAAAGTGTGTACTAACGGTTTAAAAACAACCGATCTTACTAGTAGAGCAAAACTCACTGTTTCAGGTCATTTTCATCATAGAGAAGAACGCAAATATGAAGACCGTACTATTCTTTATGCTGGTTCACCATATCAACAAGACTGGGGAGATTACAATACTAAAAAGGGACTATACATACTAGATCTTGATACGTTAGGGTATGATTTTATTGAAAATACTATATCCCCACAACATAATAAGATAACGTACAAAGAGATTGCAGGTGGTAAGTACACTGTAGAGGAACTTAAGACTCTTATTAAAGGAAATATAATTAAGTTCTACATCGATACACCATTAGAACCGGAAGTCGTAGATAAGATGGTAAAAAAGCTTAATTCTATCAAGCCGGTTGAATTTGCTATTGAATATGATTATAATGAAAACTCTAAACTCAATATAGAAGAAGCAAACACAAAAGACTTTAATATAAGTGTAGAAAATTCTATATCAGAATTCATTGATTTACTTGAAATTAAGCATAAAGATAAAGTAAAGTCTTACATTAACGATTTATATCATAAAGCCCATTCTTTAACATGAAAATAGGAGTAGCCGTTATAGCATGCGATAGATTAGAATACACAAAACAATGTGTACAGAGTTTACTTGCAAACAAAGGCCCATTAACAGATATTATTCTTATTAATGATGGTATTAAGATTCCTGACGGTACATTACCAGAAGGTATTGAAATAATGAATAATAGACCACCCTATCAAACGGTTGGTGTTGCTAAAAATAGAGCAATGAATGTTCTTATGAATAGGAAATGTGACCATATATTTCTTATTGAAAATGACATTTTAGTTCAGACTCCAGATGTTTGGCAAAAATACATTGATACAGCTTTAGGTTCTGGTGTATTTCATTTAAACTTTGGTTATCACGGACCTGCTAATAGAACACCAGATTATAAATCACCTAGACCAAGATATATAGTAGAATATCCAAAAGGTATAAAGGTTGCTCTTAACCAGCATTGCGTTGGGGCATTCTCTTATTTTCACCCGAGTGTTATAGAGAGTGTTGGTTATCACGATCCGTATTTTAAAAATGCATGGGAACATGTAGAATTATGTCAAAGAATTATTAAAGGTGGTTATATGCCAGCTTTTTGGTGGTTTCCAGACGTAGAAGGCAGTGATGAAATGCTTAAAGAGATACCCGGTTCAATACAAAACAGTTCTATAACACATACTGAGAAATGGACTAAGAACATGATAGACGGGGCTAATTACTACAGAAAGGTACACGGCAAATCTGCTGTAGAAAATACTGATACTCCTTTAGAAAAGGTGTTAAGTGCCTTGAAAACAATATATACTAAAAATGTAATTAACCTAAACAAATAACATGCAAGTATCTCACATAGGTCTATTAAAATCTCAGGGACATGGTTTAGGTAATCAGCTATTTTTAATTGCTAGCACTATTGGTATAGCAATGGATCATAATTTGCGTTACGGGTTTTCTAACTGGAAGAACAATACGTATTTTGCTAATAAATTACCAGGTTTAGCACCGGGACCGTCTGTTATAGTTAAAGAAAAGAGCTTTGATTATAACCCTGTAGAGTTACCGGTCAATACATTTGTTTATTTAGATGGGTATTTTCAGAGTGATAAGTACTTTAATAAAGTAGAAGATAAAATAAGAGACGTATTTCAATTTAATTCTACTTTAGTAGATGAAGTAAAAAACGTATTAAATCAAATAGATTTATCTACTACTTGCTCTATACATGTGCGGCGCGGAGATTATTTAAACTATCCCAATATTCACCCTCAACAACCACAAGATTATTGGTTTTCTGCACAAAAAGAAATAGAAGAACACGCAGAAGTAAAAACCTACATTGTATTCTCTGATGATATACCTTGGTGTAAACAAAATAAAGATTTATTTAATCGTACCGGTAAAAAGGTTTTATTTCTACAAGGTAGAACTCAAATAGACGACTTTATAGGTATATCACTTTGTAAAAATAATATTATTACAAATTCTACATTTTCTTGGTGGGCAGCCTGGCTTAATAACAATTCTGATAAAGTAATTGTTATGCCTAAGCTTTGGTTTGGTTCAAAAGGTCCCTCTGATGGTAAAGACTTAGTAGTAGAAGGATGGATACAAAAATGAATAAAATAGAACTCTATATTAAAGATAGTAATTTTGCACATTGTATATTCAGTAATAACCCTACACCACCGGTTAGTATTGCAAAACATGTTATTTGGAATCGGTCAGACGCCCCTCCTGGTGTAGACGTAATATGTACAGACTACCAATTAGAAAACGGTAATATAGCATGGTTATTAGAACCTCAAGGTATACACCCGTTTGCTTATGAATATGTAAAGAATAACCCCCATAGGTACAAACAGATATGGACTCACGATAAAGAGTATTTAAGTTTACCTAATGCTAAATGGTATCCTGTAGGTGGATGCTGGATTCCAGTAGAATTAAGGCAAATATATGAAAAAAGTAAAATGTTTTCTATTATTGCATCTAATAAAAATCAATTACCTGGACATCAATTAAGACATCAAATTATACATGCATCCGGTAAGAATATTGATGCTTTTGGTCCGAGTTACAAACAATTTATAATACACTCAATGAATAAAATTGAGGGACTTAAAGATTATAGGTTTCATTTTGCTATTGAAAACTGTAAGAAGGATTTTTATTTTACAGAAAAGCTTATAGATTGTTTAATGACTGGCACAATTCCGATTTATTGGGGGTGCCCATCTATAGAGAAGTTTTTTAATATTGATGGTTTTGTTATATTTAATGATATGTA